AAGTTGCCTCTTATCAAAGAAGGTGAGAAGATCAAGTTCCTCTTCCTTAAAGAACCGAATCCTATTCATTCGAATGTGATTGCTTTCCCGCAATCGCTGCCAGATGAATTTGAATTGAAATCGTATATCGACCACGACACACAATTCGAGAAGTCTTTTGTGGAACCATTGAAGATCATCCTTGATAGCATTGGTTGGAAAACAGAACAAGTCAGTTCATTAGAGGACTTTTTTTCATGATGATAGATGAAATCAAAAAGCACAATAGCCAATACTATAACGAAGATGATAGACTTGTTTGGCAAAGTCGTGATATATTAGAGATAGCGGGAGTTCGTGTTCCGACTTACATCTACAACGGCACAATAGATCCTACTGATCATAGCACTGCTATCTTTAATACTATCATGAGTGAAAGAGATGATTTTGTAGGTAAGAAATTTCTTGATATTGGCACTTGTGCTGGTATCAACAATCTTCTTCTCACGCGCGAGGGCTTTGATGTTGTTGGTTTAGATAACAACATCTATTCTCTCAATGCAGCGTTATACACAATGGAGCTAAATAATATCTACTATAAAGTTATCCAAGGAGATATCGATAACATTGAAAATATGAACTACGATTTTCTTCTTGTTAATCAGATGAGCTATATTCCAGGATTTATCGACGCACTTACTCCTATTGTGAGACGAGAAAAGCTTAAGGGCAGACAAGCAATTATGAAGATGTGATAGATAAATAAGAGATGAAACAACATCTCTTAAACTATCTGGTCTTTCTAACAGGACTAATCATATCAGGCGTGGCTGCCTATTATTCAATTATAGGACTTACTGCTATCTTTGCAGGAGCATTTTGGCCTGTGGTCATTATGGGAACTTCACTTGAGTTTGGCAAACTTGTCGCAGTATCATGGCTATACAATAACTGGAAACAAACGCCGTTTCTAATCAAGTCATATCTCACAATAGCAATAGTGGTTCTCATGCTGATAACAAGCATGGGAATCTTTGGCTTTTTATCAAGAGCGCACATAGAACAGACACTAACAATGAATACTGGTGTTAGTGATCAAATCGAAATTGTTGATAACGATATAAAGTTCCAAGAGGAACGCATCGCAGATTTAGATAAACAGATAAGAGTTATCGATGATTCTATTTCAAAGATGATTGAAAAGGGACAGACTAAATCTTCCCTACAAGCGGCAAAGCAACAAAAGGAAACAAGACAAACTCTTGTGGATGAAAAAAGAGCAGAGATTGATAAGATCGGCAAATTAAAGACTGATAGGATCAAACTACAATCCAATCAAAAGAAGATTGAAGCGGAAGTTGGCCCACTAAAATATGTTGCTGAACTTATCTATGGGTCAGATGATCAACAATTGCTTGACAAAGCCGTCAGATTTGTTATAATAATTCTCATATTTGTGTTTGATCCTTTAGCGGTATTGCTTCTATTAGCATTCAACATATCGATGAGTAGATCAAGACGAATGGAATACTTAACAATGGATGAGTTGGAATAATGGATAGTTATGATGATTTGAATGATAGGAATCAACCGATGTTACATGAATCGATGAAGCGCCCGTGGGGTGAATGGCATGTACTTGATGTAGATCAGGGATACAAGGTAAAGCGCCTACATATTCTACCTGATCAGGCTATTTCACTACAGTATCACAATCATCGTTCGGAACATTGGACGATTGTACAGGGTGAAGGCAAGGTCATCGTTGATGGTAATATCTTTACTGTTAGTAAGGGCGAATCATTCCATGTTCCTCGAATGGCTCTACACAAGATTACGAATACTCACCTACATGAAACTTTGATCGCAATCGAAGTCCAGATGGGTGAGATATGTAGCGAAGACGATATCGTTCGCTGCTAAATACGGCGTCAAGGAGAATCTTGACGATAATCATAATATAGGAGAATCTATATGTCTAATATGTTTAACTCCCTATTAAAGGAGATTGATAATGAGTATGCGGGAATCGCGGATGAAGGCGTTGAAGCGGGTGATGTCACTGGCTTTATCGGTACTGGTAGTTTCAGTCTTAACGCTCTTCTTAGCGGTTCTATTTACGGCGGTCTGCCTGCTAACAAAGTCACTGCCCTTGCAGGTGAACCTTCTACAGGAAAGACCTTTTACGCAATCAACATTGTCCGACAGTTCCTCAGAGATAACGCAACAGGGTTCGTCTTCTACTTCGAATCCGAATCCGCAATATCTAAGCAGATGCTTTCTGACAGAGACATTGACACAAAGCGAGTTGCTGTTGTGCCGGTCGCAACTATCCAAGAGTTTAGAACTCAAGCCGTAAAAATCCTCGACAAGTATATTGAAAGCAAGAATGAAAAGGATCGTCCTCAGATGCTTTTTGTTCTCGACTCACTTGGCAATCTTTCTACTACGAAAGAGATGGAGGATATTGCTGATGGTAAAGACACACGCGATATGACACGCGCACAACTTGTTCGTGGTGCTTTCCGTGTTCTCACTCTAAAGCTCGGCAAGGCCAAAGTTCCTCTTATTGTGACCAACCATGTTTATGATGTTGTTGGTGCTTATGTTCCAACTAAGAAGATGGGTGGAGGTTCTGGTCTTGAATATGCTGCTTCTACTATTCTCTTCCTGTCTAAGAAGAAGGATAAGGACAAGTCCGATAACTCCATTACTGGTGCTATCATCACTGCGAACCTCAAGAAGGCTCGTTTGACCATCGAGAATAAGAAGGTCGAAACTCTCCTTGACTATGCAACTGGTCTTGATCCATACTATGGTCTTCTGGACTTGGCAGAGAAGTTTGGTATCTTCAAGAAGGTAACAACTCGTTACGAACTTCCTAATGGAACTAAAGTTTTCGAATCGGCTATCGAAAAGAATCCTGAGAAGTATTTCACTAAGGACATTCTTGACCAGATTGATGAAAAGTGTAAGGATGAGTTCCTCTACGGCAAGTCTAATGTTGCGGCAGTGGAGGAAGAATAATGAGTTTCCTTGATAAAGCTAATGACAAATACGGTGCTATCTTCATGGTTTGTACCGCAGTAACTATATTGATGGTTGTATTTGTCGGTGTTGGCATTACGATTTTGACCAATGGTCTATTTCTTTTATTGTTTCCATTAGGATTCATCTACATGCTGTATAAGACCTATCGTGAGGGAGATAATCAATGATCATCGGTAAAGACTATCTCCTAAGAGATGATTTGTATGAAGAAGACAAGACGCTGCCCATTCAGTTGTTGACTGGGCCGTACAAAGATGTTATACTTCGCTATACAACTGTGTCCATCAAGGAGATGGAGAATGATCAAGCCAAGATGTTATTTGATTATGATCTACTTGAGATGGGCGATCATACCGAAACATCACTTCGGAAAGATGTGAAGTTCACACATCATATTGGGCTTGTATTGAATACGATGATTCTGGAAACTTTGGAGGAAAAGAATGCAACTGGAGAAAACGATCCTACGGAATTTGTTGAGGAATGATGACTATACTCGCAAGGTATTGCCATTCATTAAGAACGAATATTTCTCGTCGGAAGAAGATCGGGTTCTCTACAAGGAGATAAAGGACTTTGTTATCAAGTATAACAAGGCTCCTACCTATGATGCATTACAGATTGAAGTTGATTCTCTTCCTTCTTTGAAAGAAGATCAGGTAAAGAATATCAATTCAACAATCGATGACTTCCGTTCTAACACGGATGATACCAACATTGATTGGCTTGTCGATAGTACTGAAAAGTTCTGTCAAGAGAAGGCTCTGTATCATGCAATCATGTCCTCAATCGAAATCATGAACAACAAGAATGGCTCCCTTACAACGGGGGCCATTCCCTCTATTCTTTCGGATGCTCTGGCTGTATCGTTTGATCCAAATGTTGGTCACGATTATCTTGAAGATTTTGATAAGCGATACGATTACTACCATCGTGTGCTTGAGAAGATTCCATTTGATCTTGAGTTCTTCAATAAGATCACTAAAGATGGTCTGCCAAAGAAGACATTGAATATCGCACTTGCTGGTACTGGTGTTGGTAAGTCGTTGTTCATGTGTCATGTTGCTGCTTCGTGTTTGAACCAAGGCAAGAATGTATTGTACATCACACTTGAGTTGGCCGAAGAAGAAGTGGCAAAGCGTATCGATGCCAATCTTATGAACATTACCTTTGAAGACCTGATGGCTCTATCAAAGGACATGTATGAAAAGAAGGCTGGTATGATCAAGTCTAAAACAAATGGCAAGTTGATCGTTAAGGAATATCCAACTGCTGGCGCATCCTCGATGCATTTCAAAGCACTATTGAATGAGTTGAATTTGAAGAAGTCATTCAAGCCAGATATTATCTTTATCGATTATCTTAACATCTGTATGTCCTCGCGCGTGAAGCCTGGTTCCAATATCAATTCATATACATATATCAAGTCTATCGCAGAAGAGTTGCGTGGTCTTGCTGTAGAGTTTGAAGTGCCAGTTGTTTCAGCCACCCAGACAACCAGAAGTGGCTTCACATCTTCCGATGTTGGTCTTGAAGATACTTCGGAATCATTTGGTCTACCTGCAACAGCCGACTTCATGTTTGCCTTGATATCTACCGAAGAACTACAAGCACTCGGCCAGATTATGGTAAAGCAGTTGAAGAACCGATATAATGATCCCACAATGAACAAGAGATTTGTATTGGGTATTGACAGAGCCAAGATGAAGTTGTATGATGTAGAGAACACCGCACAGATGGATATCATCGATAGCGGGCAAACTTCTAATACACCTAAGATTCCACAGAAACAGTTTGGAAACAATAAGGATAAGTTCAAAGGGTTTAAAGTATGATAGTGGAAGATAGTGAAGTTGAAATAAAAAAATTCAAGATGTATGCCGAAAAAGCAGACAGCGAAGCAAAGATTGTAGACCTTTGTAAGAAGTATCTCAAACACAAAGGTATCGATACTGATGCTGCTATAGTCAATCATTTTAAGCCGAGAGAACCAGAACGAATATATGTTGGTATGACAGATATTATAAAAATTAATGCTGAAACTGTAGTTGATGGAGTTGATAGATCGGCTAGACAAACAAGTGATCAAATGATGTATGCGAGGAAATCTGTAATCGATAAAATCGTGTATGATATAATAAGAAACGATTTGATCAAGTTTAACATGTATGAGAAGATGGATACATGGCAAACAATTGTTCACGGTAGACTTAATGTATGGAAGGATCCAACGAAGTGAAGATGACCAAGTATGATGTAGTACCGTTCAAGGAAAATGATGATTACATGTGGGGAGTTTTTGAACTTGCTACCGAACAAGTGATTGAAACTTTTTTCTTTGAGGAAGATGCCATGAGAATGGCAAAGCATTTAGACCGCGGTGCTGGATTCTCTGGCTGGACTCCAGGCTTTCTTCTAACAAAGGTTGTAGTCAAGGAAGATATCAACCGAAAGTTTAGTGAGCTGGTTTTGAGCTAAAAGCAGCACCCCAGAACCGCTCAGATTTGACAGATTTGGAAGCGGCTGGAGACGGGTCTGGAGAGCGGTTGGTACGATTACGCCAAGCCCCAAACCACCCGCTCCAGCCGCTTCCTATTGCGTCTGGATTCGACCCAATAATATCAATGACTTAGCCAGACGAGAAATCAATGACTTAGCCTATGCGGCCAGAGCATAGCAGGTATGCGAAATGAACCCTTGAAATTCCGGGTTGCCATCCCCATCTATAGTATATGATGACGGAGACTACCATGACCCTCGCTGAACACCTCGCTGCCCTCAATGCTGAAAAGCTGGCTTGGGTGGCCGAAGATCCTGATAATCGCTGGACTG